GCACCTTCAATGCAGGAACCACTTATTTCCTATTCTTGCAGTCGGACACCCATGGCGAACGCGGTTATATGGAGAGTATCAGCGGTACGGTGACATTCACCGCTGCCGCGCCCAGCGTTTACGTGAAAGTCGGCGGAAACTGGAAACAGTGCGACGCCGTATATGTCAAAGCCAACGGCAGCTGGAAAGAGGCCGCGGAAGTGGACGCCAGGGTCGGGGGCGTCTGGAAGAAAGCCGATCAGTAAGGAGGACGACATGACATTAGGCGACGGGAAGCGGAAGGTCTATGAGCTGCTGGACGAGTACGGCGTGAGCGGCGAGGGCGTGGACAGCGACATGGCCGCGAAGATGAACGACCTCTTTGATATCAGCCAGAAGGAGATCGCCAAGCGGCAGAAGATCCTTCGCTTTTACGAGATCGAGCGGCAGAGCGGGGTGACGGAGTACCCCATGCCGGCGGACTTCCTGAAGCTGCGGAGGCTGCGCCGGGACGGGCAGATCACCCGGCGGCGCTATGAGTGGCGGGGAAAGAGCATCGTGATTCCGGAGAGCGAGCCGGGAGAGTTCGAGGCGGAATACTTCTCCGCGCCGGAGACCATCGGACCGGATACGCCGGACACGCACGAGTTCGAGGTACGGGAGGATGCGTGCCAGGCCATGCCCTTCTTCGTGGCGGCCATGGTGCTCTCCTCCGATCTGGTGCAGGACGCGAACATCTACCTGAGCATGTATCAGATGGCGCTGCAGGAGCTGGACACCACGCTGCCGGGAGAGACCGGCGGTGCGGATCTGCGGCAGAGCTTCTATCGGTGCTGAGATGGAGAAGAAGCTACGCTACTACAAGCCCCGGACGGGAGAGAGCGGAGAACTGATCCTGATCGGGCTGCCGGAGGGCATAACGGCGGAGCAGCTGGCGGCGGCTGTCGGCGCGGTGGAGGGAGAGATCCCGGTGAATGTCAGCGAGCTCATAAACGACGCGGGGTATGTGGACGCAGCAGGGGCCGCCGCGGCCGCGCCGGTGCAGAGCGTGAACGGGCTGACAGGCGCGGTTAAAGTCATCAGTGACGCCGGCCCGAGTGCGACGGCTACGGCGGCGCAGTGCCTGGCATACGCGCAGGCGCACCCAAACGTCATGTTTACGTGGGCGCGGTGGGCTGCTGCGACCTATACGCCTGTACAAACAAGCGGCTCGTGGGTGTACACACTTTACACGACATATAGTGACAGCGGACAGTACGCGGTGTTCGAGGCGGCCAACAACACTACGGGCGACCTGTACCGCTGCAAGGCGGACGGGACATGGGTAAGACTGCTCGATAAAACGGCCATCGTACGAGAAACCTTCACAGTGAAAACGTCATTCGCTGCCGGGACTATCGGAACGAGAGGTGCTCAAGTCTCGATCAATGCCGCCAAATCTGGGTATACGCTGATCGGCGCGTGGATCGTCTACATCGAGGATTCAAGCAGTTATCACCCTCTTGTATTTCGTGCTGGAAGCCCGGCGACAACGGTATATGTGAACTTCTATCGCTGCGTCAGTACGGCGGTAAGCGATATCGATGTAACCGTGGAATGTCTGTATGAGAAAAACTAAATGGAGGAGTGAGAGATGGCGGATTCGATCATCGTGGCGGTGATCACGGCGGTGGTGACGCTGGCGGGGGTGCTGATCTCCAACGGGCGGGCCCAGGCCGTGACGGAGACAAAGATTGAGGAGCTGACACGGGAGGTCCGGGAGCACAACAACTTCGCCCGGCGGATGCCCGTGGTGGAGGAGCAGATCAAAGTAATCAACCACCGGATCGAAGATCTGGAGAGGAAAGGAGAACAACCATGATAGAGAGACCGTTGACAAGCATCAACCAGGAGGGCGAGGAGAGCGGGCCCATCTTTGAGGTGGAGGAGCCCACGGACGGCCAGGTGCTGGCCTACGACGGGGATTCCGGGAAGTGGAAGAACGCGGACGCCGGCGGCGGTGGCGGCGGCGCACTGGTGGTCACAGTAACCTATGATGAGGGAACTCAGACCTACACATGCGACAAGACCGCACAGGAGATTTATGACGCAAGCAAAGCCGGAGCCGTAGTTTTTGACATTGACTATTACACAGTCACCTTGCTGACCGCCTACTGCGAAGAGGATTACGGCGGCAAATTCTATCTGTATGACGGATATGAACTGGAGGGCTTTGTAACCTTTACGGCAGCTTCTGCAAGCGATTATCCGACATTCAGTGTTGGCAGCTAATCCGCACAAACTGAAGCGGCTCAGTAAAGAAAGGACAGGTGCAGCATGAAGAAGTTCTGGAGAGCGGCGCTGATCCGCGCCGCGCGGACGGTGTGCCAGACGGCCATCGCCACCATCGGCACCACGGCGGTGCTGGAGGAGGTCAACTGGCTGCTGGTGGGCAGCTCCGCGGTGCTGGCCGGGCTGCTGAGCATATTGAACAGCATCGCCACGGGCCTGCCCGAGGTGGACAATGACAATCCCTGAGAAGGCCGCCGCCTGGGCGGTGGAGGTGGCGAAGGACAACAGCCACGGCTACGACCAGGGGAACCGCTGGGGGCCGGACTATGACTGCAGCTCCCTGGTGATATCCGCGTATGAGGCGGCGGGGGTGCCGGTGAAAAAGGCCGGGGCCAGCTACACCGGGAACATGCGTCCGGCGTTCCGGAAGTGCGGCTTCCGGGAGGTGAGCGGGGCGCTGAAGGCCGGGGACGTGCTGCTGAACGAGGAGAACCACGCGGCGCTGTACATCGGCGGCGGGCAGATCGTGCAGGCCAGCCACAACGAGAAGGGCGCCGTGACAGGCGGACAGAGCGGCGACCAGACCGGCGGCGAGATCGCCGTGCGGGGATATTACAGCTATCCCTGGGACGTCGTTCTGCGCTACGAGGGCGGCGGGGAGCCGCTGGCGCAGAAGAAGCTGTACGACGTGAAGCTGCCCATGCTGCAGCGGGGCGACACGGGGAGCGCGGTGCTGAGCGTGCAGCTGCTGCTGATCCACAAGTGGGCCATCAGCTGCGGGATCGACGGCGCGGACGGAGAGTACGGGCCGGCCACGGAGAGCGCCGTGCGGGCGTTCCAGCGCCACAAGGGGCTGGAGGAGGACGGCGTGGCGGGACCGCTGACACTGGCGGCGCTGATAGGAACATAAGGAGGACGAGAGAATGGCTGGACGGCTGTTCAAGCGGAACAAGGAGAGCGGAGCGGAGCGGAAGGCGCCGCTGGTGCCGGGGTATGACTACTCCACGGCGGAGACCCGGGAGGCCACGGTGGAGGCGCTGTTCCACAAGGCCAAGAGCGCCCGGACCGTGGTGGAGGCGGAGTGGACGCGCTACAACGACTACTACAACTTCATCCACGACGCCACCGCCGAGGTGAAGGACTGGTGCAGGGACAACGACGTGCCCTGGCTGCCGGCGTGTCTGCCGGACGCCTGGATCAACGTGGAGAGCCAGATCGACCCGGGGGTGCCGGAGCCGGAATTCCGGGGCCGGGACGACGATCAGGACAGCGCCAAGGCGCGGCAGCGGGAGTACGCGGTGCGGTATATCTGCGAGAACAACCGGCTCAACGACATGAACACCCGGAACGAGCGGCGGCTGCTGAAGTACGGCGACGCCTTCTGGAAGGCGTACTGGGACGCGGAGATGCGCTGCGGCGTGAACGAGGGAGACATCCGGGTAAAAGACATCCCGGTGGACGCCATCTATCCGGATCCGGCTGTCCGGGACGGCACGATCCAGGACGGACAGTACGTGGACTACGTTTACCGGCTGCACAAGGTGCGCTTCGTGCAGCTCTTCGGCAGGGAGCTGAAGGAGAAGGGCATCGATCCCGCGGATCTCTTCGGCGCGGAGTATGAGAACGTGGCCGGCCTCTTCGACATGACCACCGCCATCGACGACGTGGACGACACGGTGCAGGTGCTGGAGCACTGGTTCCGGCAGCCGGAGGCCGGCGAGGACGACGGCGGGAGTTGGGAGGCCGGCGCGGTGGGCTGCAGCATCCAGGCGGGCGGCCGGGAGCTGCGGTATATCCCGAACTACTGGAAGAAAACGGGGAAGCAGTGCAGACTGTTCCCCTTTGTGCATTACTGGCGGGTGCAGGACGAGAACCGCTTCTGGAACAAGAGCGAGCTGTTCCCCATCCTGGATCTGATCGACACGGCGGACCGGAAGCTGGCCATGGGGATCCTGGGGGACGCCATGCTGGCCAACGACATCATCCTGGCGGAGGAGGGCGCTCTGGCGGACGGGGCGGAGATCACCAACGAACCCGGCGCCGTGGTCACCACCAAGCCGGGAAGGATCAACAGCGTGCGGCGGCTGGGCGGCGTGAACAGCCTGAGCAACAGCGCGGTGGGCGTGGACTGGCTGCGGGGACAGATCGAGCGGGCCAACCGCAACTATGAGACGAGCATGGGCAAGGAGGCCCAGCGGGTGAACACCGCCACGGGCATGGCCATGCTGCGGCAGGACGCACAGGGGCAGGCGGATATCAAGAAGAGCGACCGGGACCGGGGCTTCGAGCGGCTGTATGAGCTGCTGGACTGGCTGGCGCTGGAATTCTTCGACGACGACCGGCTGCTGTACATTGGGGCGGACGAGGAGCACGACCGGGAGGCGGTGGCGGTGGCCTACAACGCCGACGCGCTGAGCCGGATCATGCCGGCGGTGCTGGACGAGAACGGGGAGACCGTCCGGGAGGAGTGGACCTACTGGCCCAGGGTGGACGTGAGCATCACGGCATCCGACAACGTGATCCGCGGGAAGCAGGCGACGCTGCAGGCGCTGCAGACGCTGACCCAGGCGCAGATCACGCCGGACAACTGGAAGCTGTGGGCGGCGCAGCTGGAGCTGCTGGATCTGCCGGGGAAGCAGGACATCATCGAGGACTGGAGGCAGAAGTTCGAGGCACCGCAGATGCCGGAGCAGGCCATGCCGGGAATGGACATGGGCGGCGGAGGACCGGCACCGACGGGCGGCGGCAACGGGCTGCCCTCAGTATTGAGGGGAGTACCGACGGGGGTGTGACAGGAAACCCATGACGAGCCCAGCGGAGCGGGTCGGCATGGGAGAGGACGAGCAGCGAAGTGAGCGAAACCTGCCGCTTGCGGTCGGGGTGAGCGATACGGAGCTTGCGAGGACGAGGGGGGACCCCCAAGCCCCCAGAAAACGACGGAGGACGAGAGACGGAGGAGAACGCGATGGCAGAGACGGCGACGTACATTGACGAGAACGGGCAGCGGAAGCAGGGGACCGTGCAGCAGCCCCAGCAGCAGGGGGGAAACTATTTTGACCAGACGACGGCGCAGGCGCAGCAGCTGTATCAGACGCAGCAGCAGGGCCGGAACGCCTACTACGACCAGACGGCGGCGCAGTACCGGAACCTGTATGACAGCCAGCAGCAGGG